GGTTATAAGAAAAACTTGTGAAATATTAAAAACCTTTGATTTATCTGATTGTGAGATTATAAGTTCTTGTGAACCATGTCCCATGTGTTTGGGTGCAATTTATTGGGCAAAACTTCAAAAGTTAACATTTGGAGCAACAAAGTATGATGCGGCCAAAGTAGGATTTGGAGATCATTTTATTTATGAAGAATTGAAAAAAGAATGGAAACAGAGAAATGTTATTACAAAACATTTGAATTTGAAAATGAATAATGAACCCTTTCTTGAATGGGAAAAATGTAGTAACAAAATTTTATATTGAGAAATATTATGTATAGAATAACTCCGAAACTTGCGAAAGAAATAATTGAAAAATCAAATAGTTCTGAGATTCCTGGTTGGGAGAAAAATGTAAGTGAACCATTTACACCCCAAAATTTACATACAATAGGAATTATAGAACCAGGACAAGCTATTGGAACAGAATTTGATTATATTGTAGAAACTGATCATGATGTGACAGATCCATTTTTGGGACAATCTGTTCCAGCTGTTGTAGATGGTTGTTGGATTTATAAAAAAAATGAATTAAAACCCGTAACAGAAAAACTAGAAATTCCGAAAGAATTGGTTGATCCCAATTGTCAAAATCCGGATGAAAAATTGGATATTACTGATTGTGTTGTTGAATTACCTTCATCAATTGAAAAACAAACATGTCCTCTAATTAATGATTTAAAAAGATTGTTACAATTAGAACCCAATTTAAAGAAGTGTTTGAAAAAAGAAAAATAATAAATCTTTACGTTGGAATATCTTTAATAAGTATTTATTGGATCAAGTTTTATCTTGAGAATGTATAATTTTCCTCTCGTACTATAGTTTAATAACAAATATAGAATTCTCAAGATAAAACATTTTTAAGATGATTGTTCAAAAGGTTGAATAATTTAAGTGTCGAATTTTAAAGATTTCTTAAAAGAAAAAACAAAAAAACAAATAAAGAAAGGTATTTATATTAAATTTAGTTGGGACATACGTAAAATTGAAAATTTCTTTAAACGACTTTTTGTGAGTAAAAGAAGGAGGAAAAAACATGATAAGTAAAGAATTAAATGACATTTGTGAGAAATTATATGTAGAGTTGGATACAGGAATCAAAAAGGCAAAAACAATCAAAAACTTTGATTTGGAGTCAACACGTTCTATTGTTGATCTTGCCGATATGATTGTTTCTTTAGTCGAAGAACATAGTTTACTTGCTCAAAAATTAACAGGGAAAGAAAAAAAAGAAGTTGCAATAAAAATTCTTAACAAAGTTATTAACATCAAATTAAAATTTGTTCCTAGACCAATTATGGAAAAACTAGAAGGTTTTTTATTGGGTTTGATGATAGATTTGATTGTTAGTTTTTTGAATAAGAAATTTGATAAAAAATGGGGAGTTCAATAATGGAAGAGAAAAAACAAAATGAAAATAAGTTACTTCATACAATTGCTGACAACATTAATAAAAAGTATGAACAACCAAAAGATCAACCAATTGATTTGATCAAAGAAAAATTGGCTCAAAATAACTTTTTGGGAGGACAAAGGCAACCAATAATAAATTCAGTTCCACAAAAAGAAGAATTACAATTACCAAAACCAAAAAAAGAATTAAAGGGAGTAGAAGTTGATGGTTATTTTCTTCCTATTGTTGGAATTCCAACTGTGGATGCCTGTACAATCTTGATGTTTCTCTTAGGAACTGTTTGGTCCAAAAATCCAGAAGTGGATCGAATCTTGAAGAAAATAAATTTAGAACTTCAAGATGCCCATGGTAAAAAATATTATCCGAGACCTCAAAAGAAGAAAAATTAATGTTTGATTTGAATAATACAAATTGTAATAAATGTAAGTTGTGCAAATTAAGACGATCTGTTGTAAATGGATTTGGAAATTCAAAAGCAAAAATTGTTTTGATTGGCGAAGGTCCTGGTTTTGAAGAAGATCGACAAGGTTTTCCTTTTGTGGGCCCTTCTGGTAAACAATTAACAAAAATGTTAATGGAAGCTGGTATTGATCGTGAAAGTGTTTTTATTACAAATGTAGTAAGATGTATACCCAAAACATCAGGGCCAGAAAACGTTAGAGCACCTGAACCAGATGAAGTAGATGCTTGTTTTGAATACTTAGAAAAAGAAATGGCATCCATTAAACCTAATGTTATTGTTCCAATGGGAAATGCTGCTTTGAGAGCAATTATGCAAAAAGGTGTTTTGAATATTACAAAACGTCGTGGATTAGAAGTTTGGAATGATAAATTTAATTGTAAAGTTATTCCAACTTTTCATCCTGCAGCAATTTTGAGGCAACCAAGATACGAAGGAATTACAATTTCAGATTTGAAAAGAATTAAAGAGTCTTCAGAATATCCAGAACTTACAAAACAAAATGTGGGAAATTATGTTATAGTAGAAACATCAGAATTGTTAGAGTCTGCTTTGAATAGAATAAATGAGTTGCAAGAGTTTACATTTGATATTGAGTCAACTGGATTTAATTGGAGAAACGACAAAATACTTTGTATTTCATTTAGTTGGAAAGAAGGAACAGGAATAACAATACCGTTGATACGATATAATGGCAAAGAAGAAGAATATACAGAAATGAAAGTAAAAAAAGTAAGAAGAAAAGATAAAGAAACTAAAGAATGGGTCTATACAGAACAAGAGTTACCAACAAAACAAAAAAGAATTGTGGACGAGTATTTTCCATATTGGGGAGAAAAACAAAATGATGTAATTGAAAGTTTACGGAAAATTTTTGCAAATGATGCTTATAAGTGTGCTCACAATGGAAAATTTGATATGAAATTTTTGATTTTTCAATTTGGATTTGAAATTAACAATTATTATTTTGACACAATGTTGGCTCATTATTTATTAGACGAAAACATTGAACATGGTTTAAAAGGGCTGGCTACAACTGAAACAGATATGGGTGGTTATGAAGAGGAAATTGATAATTGGTTTAAAGAAAGACGAGTAGCAGAAAAGAATAGAAATTATGCTTGTTTGCCTCCAAAAATGTTATATGAATATTGTGCAAAAGATACTGATTGTTGTTTTAGATTGTTGAAAAAATTTAAACAAAGATTGGAAGCAGATCCTGATTTGAATAGTTTTTTCTTTCGTTTAATAATGCCATTAAATAAAACATTAATGCAAGCTGAGTTAGATGGGACGGCAATTGATACTGATTACATACAGAAATTAAAAACAGAACTTTTGTTAGAACAAAAAGGTTTGTTAAATGAATTGTTAAATGAGTTTGGAACTACTATAACACTTACAAAAGTAAAACAAGGACAACTTACAAAAGTAATAGAAGAATTTAATATTAGATCACACGATCATTTAAGAGAATTGTTATTTAATCAATTGCATTTGAAATCATTTAAACAAACAAAAGGAAAAGATCCCAAACCGTCAACAGATGAGGAAGTATTAATAGAGTTATCAAAAGTTCATCATATTCCTAAGAAAATTTTAGAGTATAGAAAATTGGATAAACTTTTGGGAACATATATAAAAGGAATTGAAGAAGCACTTGATCCAAATGATAGGATACACACTACATTTTTAATTCATGGAACGGTTACTGGAAGGTTAGCAAGTAGAGAACCTAATTTACAAAATATTCCAAGAGACGATAAACGTATTAAAAAATCGTTTATATCACGTCCAGGTTGGATACTAATTGAGGCTGATTATGGTCAAGCCGAGTTCCGACATTGGGCTAATTATTCACAAGATGAACAAATGTTAAAAGACATCCGTTCGGGAGTTGATATTCACAAATTAACAGCTTCAAATGTGTTGAGTATTCCAATTACAGAAGTTACAAAACAACAACGACAACAAGCAAAAAATGTGGTGTTTGGTTTGATGTATGGTCGTGGTACAAAAAGTCTTGCTGAAGAGTTTGGTCTTACAGAAGATGAAGCAAAAAGAATTATCAAAGTCTTTTTTGGTAGATACCCTAGAGCTGAAGCTTGGTTGAGAGAAGCTATTAAAACAGCCAAAATATATGGACAAGTAAGAAATGTTTTTGGAAGGCTAAGAAGATTACCAGGTATTAATAGCCTTGAATTTGGAATACAAGCTGAAGCTGAAAGACAAGCTGTTAACAGTCCTATTCAATCTGCTGCTTCTGATATGAATTGTAATTCAGCAAATAGAATCAAAATGAGATTTGAAAAAGAAAATTTGTCAGGTATTTTATGTTTGTTAATACACGACTCTTTGATTTATGAAATTCCTGAAAATGAGTTAGAAAAAAGTTTGAATATAATTAAAGAAGAAATGGAAAGACCAACAGAAGTTGTAAATGTACCAATGATAGCTGAATTTAAAGTAGGTACTAGATGGGGAATGTTATCTTCTTTTGAATTTGAAAATAAAATATGGTATAAAATAAATGAAAATGATAAACAAAAAGTTACCTTTGAGCAAATAAGGGAGTTAGTTCATGTATAAACAAGAAAGATCAATAGATGTAAAAGTAAAACGTCTTTCTCCTGATGTAAAACTTCCAACACAAGCTTATAAAGGTGATGCTGGTTGGGACGTTTATTCTGTTGTGGAAGTTTATATTCCAGCAGGAGAAATGAGAGAAGTTAAAACTGGTATTTCTTTAGAAGTTCCAGTTGGATGGCAAACACAAATACATACGAGATCTTCATATGGTAAAAAATGTTTGAAATGTCATTTGGGAATTATAGATAGTGGATATAGGAATGAAATAAGTGTGTGGTTATTTAATCACGGTAAAGAAGGACATTATATTAGAAAAGGAGATAAAGTTTGTCAACTTTTGTTTTTGCCAGTACCAGAAGTAAAATTGACTGAAGTTCAAAATTTAAATTCAAGTGAAAGGGGTTTGAGAGGACATGGATCAACAGGAAATTAATAACCAAAAAGAATCTAAATTAGAAATTAATTCAATTACATCTTGTGACGAGGGGATTTGTGAACCTTTTCCAACAAATGGTAATCAACTTGTAGACGTACATAAATATCCTGAAAGAAGAGGAATTCGAATTAATAGAGTTGGAGTGAGTGACGTTAAATTTCCTCTCATTGTTAAACAAAAAATAGGAGGACAACAGGAAGTTCATGCTGCAATTGGTATGTATGGTTCTTTGTTAAAAAATGTAAAAGGAACAAATATGTCACGCTTTATCGAAGAATTATTATCCAATTGGAAAACAGATCCAATTTCGGGTGATACTTTTGAGAAATTACTTAGGTCATTAGCTAGAAAATTAGGAAGTGATGATGTGTATATTGATGCTGAATTTGACTATTTTATGCCTAAAAGTACTCCAGCAACAAAAAAACCTCATATTACATCTCATAATTGTAGGTTTATAGGTCAAATTTTAAAAAGTAAATTTTACTTTACAACTGAAACTAATGTTTTGGTTGCAAGTTATTGCCCTTGTTCAAAAGAAATGAGTTTAGTTGACAAAGAAAAAAATATTGGAAGAGGAGCACATGCACAAAGAGGTTTAGTGTCTCTTCAAGTAAGAACAAGTCCACCACAACCGGGATTGTGGTTAGAAGATCAAATTGATATTTGTGAAAAAGCTGGAAGTGCAGAATTGTATCCATTATTGAAAAGGCCAGATGAAAAATGGGTAACAGAACAAGGTTATGGTAATCCAAAATATGTTGAAGATATTGCAAGAGATGTGATGGTTAAAATTAAACAAATGGACAAAGTACAATGGGCTCGATGTCGTGTGAAAAACTTTGAATCAATTCATCCACATAACGTACAATGTATTATTGAAATTTCAAAAAAAGGTGGAAGATGGTATCAAACAAATAGGGGCAAAATGTAAGGAGAGGAAGATGAAAGGCATAGCTATTGATTTTGAGGGCATCGATGGTGCTGGAAAATCATATACTTTAGAACATCTTAAAAAATATTATGAAGAATTGGGAAAAGAAGTTGTTGTTGTACCTTCAATTTCAACTTCAGATTTCAAAAATTCTTTTGACCCCAAATGGTATGACATTTATAATTCTAACAACAGATATGTACAATATTTAGCATATGAAGTAAACAATTATTACAAAAATATTAAACCGCAAGTCGAAGAAGGTAAAATTGTGTTGGTCGATCGTTATATTCCTTCATGCTATGCATATAATGAACTTCCTAATGACAGGTTCAATACATTTATGGTTGATTTTATGCAACTTCTTTGCAGAAGATTTTTCATTCCAGATGTAACTTTTATTTTTGATGTATCAAACGACGTAATTGTAGATCGTTTTGAACGATTTAGAAAACACGAAGACAAACCTGATTTAACATTTACAGATAAAGTAAGAGAGAGATACAATAAATTTATTTTGGAATATTCAAAACCAAATGGAGTTTGGAATGTTTTTAAAATAAATGGAAGTCGTCCAATTGAAGAAATTGTAAAAGAAATGGTTCAAATAGTTGAAGTAATAACTACTGATATGGAGGTACAATTATGATTCGGTTAGCGACTGAAATGCCAAACATATGTTTAAACACTCATGGAAATTTGTTTAATTATGAATTTTGTTTGACTCATATGGCTGAACAGAGTAATGAATACTTAGAATTTTATTTGAACCAAAATAAAAAAGGACGTTTGGTCATTTTAGACAATAGTGTGTTTGAATTAGGAAAATCTGTGAGTCCTGAAAGAATTTGGAACGTGTATTTGAAATTTGAAAGAAAAGATATGGTTGTTCTTGTTTGTCCTGATGTATTTGGAAATGGTTTAGAATCTATTAAAAAAACAAACGAATTTATTGATTGGGTTCGAATACAAAGTACATTGGATGTAAATGGGAAGAAATTTTGTAAAATGCCAAGACTAATGGCTGTGGCTCAAGGAAAAGATTGGGATGAATGGTATCATTGTTATTGTACTTTTGCTGATATGAAAGAAATTGAGATAATTGGAGCTACTTATGATATTGAATTTGATATTCCTGGTTATGTTGTTGATTTTGATTGTTCATTAACTCGTCAACAAATGTGGAAACGTATTTATTTATTTGAGAAACTTTTAGATATGGGTGAACTTCGTTATAAATGGCATCATTTGTTGGGAAGTTCAGATCCTTTAGAATTATACTATCAATCTTCAATACCTCAAGTTAAAACTATGGATACAAGTATTCCTTTTGTTGAAGGATTGATGGGAAGAAAAATTACGGAAACGGAATTTTTGGCCAACAAAAAGAACAAACGCCCTAAAAATTATTTTGATGTACAACCAACTGAAGATGCGATAAAATTAATTGAGTATAATATTAAACAAATGAAACTTTGGGCGAGAGGGAGGAAATAATGTTTATGAGAGGAATTGGTATTGTTACAATATGGTTAAAAAATAAAAAGAAATCAATGATACGATTCATTAGTACAAATAATAACGAAGATTTAAAAGTTGTTCTTCAAAATGAAAAGGGAGAACAAGAAGAGTTCATTTTTAAACAAGACGAACTTTTGAATATATTAACAAATCAATTTGATTCCGGTTGGTTTAACAAATTTATGAATAAATAATGGAGGAATAATATGTGTGGAGTTGTCGGATTCGACGGAGTTAATTTTAATACTCGACTAGAAATTTTAAAGAAATTAGAAATACGAGGTCGAGATGGATTCGGTTACTGGGGATTAGATGGAGCTAAACAATATCAAAAGAAAACTCAAACAGGTGTAGTTGAGTATCTTGATAAACAACAAATGTTTGAAAAACAAATGTTGAGTGCTACCATTCTTATTGCTAACACAAGAGCAATTCCTACGACTGAGTTCCAATCTGGAGCTGGATTTGATATTAGAAATCAACAACCATTTTCAGAACAACAATATGCCGTTGTTTTTAATGGTTTGTTGGCAAATGACAAAGAATTGATTAAACAATTTGGTTTGTATCCTTCAGCAACTGTTGATACTGCAATTTTATGTCCTCTGTTTAATATTGCTGGTGTTGTAGAAGGTATGAAAATGTTGGATGGGGCATTTTCAATAGTTGCTGTTGACAAGATAAACAAGAAAATCTATTTTGGTAAGAATTTTATGCCGATGTGTTTTGTTCTTGAAAATGATACATTAATAGTCACATCACTAAAAGAAATGTTACCACAACATTTACAAGCAAAAGCTAAGGAAGTTCTTCCTTATACATGTTACGAATATGATACAAAAAGTCATAAAATTGTTCAAATCCATTCTCTGTATAGAAAGGAAAGAAATAAAAAAGTGATGGTGATTTGTTCTGGAGGAACAGATTCGGTAACAACAGCATATGTTTATAAACATTTGGGATATGATGTTACTTTAACACATTTTAATTATGGTCAAGCTGCTCAAGAAGTTGAGCAATTCGCTGTGGAAAATATTGCAAAAGATTTAGGTGCAAAATTAGTTGTGTATGATGCCAAACCTATTTTTGGGTTGTTTAAAGAAGCATCAAAATTGCTTCATCAAAAAGAAGCCGATCCAAATCAACAAATGTTAGATGCTGAATCAACATTGTCTTATGTACCTAACAGAAATGCGATTTTTGCAATGATTATTGGTGGGTTGGCAGAAAAAGAAGGTTGTGATACAGTAGCTTTTGGAGGACAACAAATGGATTCAGTTTATCCAGATAACACTCCTGATTTTGTTAAATCAATAGACGAAGTTTTAAAATATTCATTGAATTGGCAATCAAATGTAAAATTTTCTGCTCCTCTTATACATTTGATAAAACATGAAATTGTAAAAATTGGTTTAGGTTTGAGTGTTCCTTTTCATTATGTTTGTTCTTGTTATTATCCTAAATTGGTAGATGATAATATTGTTGTTTGTGGTAAATGTGGCTGTTGCCAATTTAGATTTTCTGCTTTTAAAATGTTGGGGTATAAAGATAAACAACAATATGAAACTTTACCCCATAGATATTGGTTTGATGATTGTAAAGAAGAATATGATGTTGGAAAACAATTTACATCAGATTTTATTAATAAATATGTGAGGCCATTTGTATAATGAGTGAAAAAATTAGGATTATTAAAGATGTAAGAATTGGTCAAGATGGATTTTTTACACGAAAGTTAACAGACTACTTAAATTTTAAATCACACAATAGTCAATGGCCTAGATCTAAAGTTATTAGGCCTTCTGAAGTTACGATGTGTTTAAGACATCAAGTAATGTCAATTCTTCGATTGTTACCGGATGAAGAAATTCCTCCGAAATTGCAAAGGATATTTGATAATGGAATTTCAGTTCATAAAAGATATCTAAGAAGTTATATTCCACGAATGGGAATTGCTTGCAAAGTTACGATTTTTGAAAGAGGGAGATGGGTGACAAAAGATTTTATTGAAATATCTATTCAACATCCTGAATATTGGTTGAGAGGTGCTCCTGATGCTGTTATTTTAAATGAAGAAGATAGATTGCCTTATATTTTTGAATTAAAATCCATGAAACAAGAATATTTTCAAGCACTTTCTCATCCTAGTTGGGATTATATTGCACAAGTTCATTTATATATGTTCATGACTGGAATTCCTAGAGCAATTATTGTGTACGAAAATAAAAATGATCAAGATTTAAAAGAATTTAAAATATTTCAAGATCAAAATACAATTGCTTTTTTAATTGAACGAATAAAAACAATTCAAAATTATGTGTTGAGTTATGTTGTAACAAAAGAACTTCCACCAAGATGCAATGACAAATATTGTACAGCATGTAAATTATGAAACTATTATTAGGAAAATCTTACAAAACAGAAATAAAAAAAGAAGTTGGTTCAATTCTTGTTCCTTTAAATTGGGATTTGCATATTTTTGTAGAAAGTGCATCTGGAACATTAAATGGCCAAACAGGAAAAATTATTGATAAAAAAGAATTGGATGAACTAGTGAAGGAATCTGTGTTAGATAGATTAAATGGAAAAAGTTTAAATGATGTGAAAGGTTGGAGTGGAATACCACAAACACTTGAAGTTTTGATTATTCGAATTTGGGAATGGATTGAGGATGCTCTACCTTATTATGCAAGATTATCTAAACTAAGATTAAACGAAAATAATGAATTTTTTGTGGAATATGATGGAAGACCAACTGCAAGGCAATATAAAAGAAAACGGGAGTAAATTTTATGAAGAGGACATTAGTTGTTGACTTGGTGAGAAATACGTTTATAGACGTAAATAAACTGGTTATACGTAGTCTTAAATCAAAAGAACGACAAAAATATTTAAGAAAAATTGCAAAAGAAGGAGTTAAGAATGATAACAAGAACAGTAGAAAAGACATTTAAATTTGATGCTGCTCATCGATTAGTTGGTTTTGATGGTAAGAGAATAGTGACATACAAAGACAATTGTCGCAATTTACATGGACACACTTATACAGTAAAAATTAAAATTAAATTGAAATTGGGCCATGTATTAGATCATTATGGAATGGTGTATGATTACAATAAAATGAAAATGATCAAAAATTGGATAGACAAAAATTTGGATCATGCAACATTAGTTTCTTCTTATGATAAACCACTTTTGAAATTTTTAAGAAATCAAAAAGGCCGAGATAAACATTATATACTTGAAACACCTGCAACTGCAGAAAATATTGCAGCTTTAATATTTAAAAAAGCACAAGAAGTTTTAAACTGTGACAAAGATGATGTTCATAGGGTTGTAATTGATGAAGTTAGTGTAAATGAAACAGCAACATCAGAAGCTGTTTACAGAGAGGATTAAAGTGATTGTTGAAGCTCAAAAATATTTGAAGCAACAAAGACAATTAAATGAAAACACAATAAAAAACTTTTGGGTAGGTTATTGTGATCCTAATGGATTTATTTACATGCCTTCTTCGTTTCCTTTGACTGATTTACATTTAAATGATATGTTTAAGAATCGTGTTTTGTTTCCTATTTGTGATTTGTATGGGAATATTATTGGAGTGTCAGGAAGATTATTGAACGATGGTGATCCAAAATATTATAATACAGAATATGATAAAGCTAAACATTTATATGGTTTCAATGTTACTTTACCAATTTGTTTTGAAGAAAGGAAAGTATATATTGTAGAAGGTAATATAGATGTTTTGTCTGTTTATCAAAGAGGTATTAAAAATGTTGTAGGAATGTTAGGTTCTAATTTGACTGTTGTTCAACTTTGTTTGTTGTCGCGTTTTGTTGATAAAGTTGTATTTGTCCCCGATGGAGATATTGCTGGTGAGAAATTTTTAAATAGAACAAAAAAGTTAATTGAAAAGTATAATAGTTTTGGATTACAATATTTTTCAATTAAATTGCCAAATGGATATGATCCAGATAAATTCTTGATAGAAAGGGGAAAAGACTCGTTTGTTCAATTAGAACAACCATTGATTTTGTCTTTATCTGAGCAATTGGAGTCAATTTAAGGGGTAAAGGATGAGTGAAAAAGCTTGGTACATAATTTACATGGGAAATCCAAAAAAAGTTACGTCGGTGCAAACTGCTTTTGAAATAGCCGAATGTGCTGATTTTGCTCTTTGGGTACCCACACAAGAAGTGATCCGAAAAATTAAAGGAAGTATGACTGTTGCAAAAAAAGCATTATATCCCGGTTATGTTTTTGTAAACTTTGAATACACCGGAAATCATATTGAAGATGTGTTGTATGATTTGAAAGCAGGATATTTGTTAAAAACTCCAGGAAGTGACTTCCCTCAAAAACTCACAGAAAATGAAGTAACATTAATTAAAAAATTAGAGAAAATTAAAGTAACAGAAGAATCCGACTTACCAGAAATTAGTATAGGAAGTATGGTGAAAGTTTTGAATGGACCTTTTGTAGGTGGTCAAGGACAAGTAGTTGGCCACAAAAAGAATCTTATAACGGTCGAGCTGATGGTTTTTGGTAGATTGTGTTCTATTGATTTGAATCCTTTAGACGTAGAATATATACCATCTGAACTTGAAAAATCCGAAACTGAAACAAAATTAAGTAAACAGATCAAAAAAGCTG